TTCCATAAATGGTATCAGTCAAAACAACCCTACTCTTCGGGGTGGTAGCCGAGATGAGTCTCGCGACCGGCGTAGGTCTTTTGGAATTCCTCTGGGGCGTAGTCGCGAAGCCACTCGACAAGCTCAATGGTCTTGTCTCCGAGCATGGGGTCCATATCGGGGCGTGGTGGGATGTCGGTGTTTTTCTTGCTCATTTTTTGATGACCTTGCGTTTGGGTGTTTCGATGTCGCCATCGGCAATGACAATGCGGCGAAGCATGGTCTCGATGTGGATGAGAACGCCCCTCTGGCCATCGCGGAGTGCGGCGACCACAGGGTTGAAATCGTAGCCGGGTAAGAATACCTGCGAGTCGGTCGCGAACTGATGCTTGATGTCAGCGATGATGAGAGCGCCATCCTTGGTGTTGAATACACGGTGGTAGGCATTGGTGAGGCGCTGGCGCTCACGCTCACGCTTGAGGGCGGCAGATTTGTCTTCGGGAGCCATCATGCCATACCGGGGATCATTTGAGCGATGGCCGAGTCTTGCTTCACGCCACCGACCTTGCCGATGGCTGCGGCTTGACGTTCCATCTGCTCGGCCTGCGCTTGTGTCTGTGCGGCCTGCGCTCGTTGTGCGCGGGTCTGGGCGACCATTTCCTCATCCATCAGCCAACGCGCAGGCAGGCCATCGTTTCTGGCCATGTCACGGGTGATCTCGTCGAAATCAAAGTTGTCCAGCATCTCCGGGCGAAGATTGGCAAAGGGCAGGAGCATCTCACTGGTACGGATGAAGGCGGCATTCTCAAGCGACTTGATCGCAAGTGCGATCCGCGAGTTGTAGGAGACCTCTGGATCGGGAATCATGCCGGTCATCTGGAAAGCTTCTGGTGGCGGCGGGAACTTGCCAGAACGCGCAAGGACCGCGAAGACCCGGCGAAGGAGCGGATTGAATAGCTCAGTCGTCAGTCGGGCGAATGTCGGAGAAAATTGGATGAGCTTTTCGCTCGCACGCTCGGCGACTTCGCGAGCGGTCATCTGCTTCTGGAGTTGAGCGAACATCTGGAAGAGGTCCACATGGAAAGCCTCATTGATCGCTTTGCGCTTTTGTTCAGCCCGCTCGACGCCGATGTCGTAGCGTCCACCGGTTCCCCATTCCTTCGGGGTTGCTCCGGGGTTGTTCGGATCGAAATACGTCACGCCTCCCGCACGCAGGTCAATGTCGCCATCGAAACCAGCAGGGATGAGGATGCGAGGGAAGGCGTGAATCTCTGCCAGAGAATCTAGTTGCTTCTCAAGGAAGTTGAGTTGCTTGCATTCGGGAAGAGCCGTCCAGCTTGGCGAGTAGCCGTAGCACTCGCTGTTCTTCCATTTCAAATAGCGGGTGACAAAGAACGGTTGCTCATCGAAGCCCGACTTGAGGAAGACATGTTTGGTCGCCTTCTCCACATAGACAGATGCGTAGGGCTTGTTGGCCCCATCACGCTTGCCATCCTCGATCTCGCCCGGTCCGCGAGGAGATATGAGGTGGATGCAGGTGAATTTCTTGTTGCTGTTCGGGCGCTCTAAATCCTTCCGCATCGCCTCGGTGAGCGCCTCGATGCCGAACTTGAGTGCGGCCTGCCGAGCCGTGATCTCGTACTCGCGGGAGAGCGTATCCACATACCCCTCGTCATCTTCAGAGATCGCAAACGATCCCATGTCGAGCTTGGTAAAATTGAGTGAGTTGTTCTTGCCACCTTCGACAAGAATCGCAGCGGTCCCGAAGCACCCTCGGTCCAGATAGAGTTCGTGGATTTCGGTGTAGAAATTGGATCGGCTCAGTTCGGCCTGCATGACCTCGGTGCAACGCTTGAACCATTGCTCGACCTCGTCTTCGCTTTCCATGGCCTTCGGTGGTTCCAGTGAGAACCACCGGCTTTCGAGCGGGGTCATCCAACTCAGTTGACCATTGGCCAAGATCATGTTTGCCCGCACCGCAGTCGCGTCAAAGAGTTGCGACTCATCATCCGTGGTGGGCGATGTGTTCTGCGTGAACATACCCGCCTTGCGAGGCATCACATATTTTGCAATGTCCTCCCAGAGTGACTCCCAAGTCGCACGCTGATGGACTAACTCAGCGTGCCGCTGAATGACCCTGTCTGCGAGTTCGGAATTGTTGCCGTTCATCGGGTATCAGTCAAAACTAACCGAGAGTGGACTGCTTGCTGGAATCATAACCCATCTGGTTGCTCTCCCCGGCAATGATGCTTCGGCGCATGCCTTTCCGGCGCTGCGCGGCGGGCAGTTGGTCATCGGGGGCGTTCTGATCCACGCGAGCGCCGGGGGCGGCTTTATTGGCCTCCATGTTGGCCATGGCGAGTTCCTGCTGGCGCTTCTGCTCTGCGGCCTGCTCGGCCTGCACACGCATCTGCTCCTTCATCATCGCGGCCTGCTCCTCTGCGCGTTTCTCGGCAGCAGCAGTTTGCGCTGCGGCTGCGGCTTTGTCTGAACTGCTTGGACCTTTTGAACCTCCACCTCCGAACCAAGCTAGGACGGGAGAGAGGATGGGGTTGAGTTGGTGGTCAATGAGTCGCATCGTGGTTTTATTTTCGAGGTTTCGTAGATTCGGAGCGGTCTATTCCGACGACTCCATGCGATCAACGGAAGGGTGTACGGAGCGAAATGGCAAGGATTATTTTGACTGATACCACAATATATTGTGATCAGCCAGCAGTTCTGGCACAACCTGTGGTATGTGTAGGCGGCATCGCGCCAGCGTTCCTGCGGGTCGTGGATGTCCACAGGACGTGCCAGCATGAAGAAATCCTCGGTGTGGATGACGACTCCATTCCATGCGGTGAGTTCGACCTCTTCCGCGAAAGATCGCGTCTGCGGGTAGCGCCGGTAGAGGTCTAGGATTTGGAGTTCCAGTTCGCGTTTCATTTTCTAATCTTCTCTTCTCTTCTCTTATCGGTTCTTGATGGGTTTCGCTTGGGTTAGCCATGGGTATCCCATCGGGAACCCATGGGTTAGCCATGGGTTATCTTCGCACCTTTCCGAATCCACCCCCTCGGAATCCGGCCACCACTCTGGTCGCTTCGTGCCGCTCGGCTTTGCGTGGGATCGCGGATCGGTCGATCACCATGCCTCTTTTAATAGCTTGGTGAGAGAGCGAGAACGCATCAGCGTAATGGCTCGACCAGTCATGCACCGGCACATCCTTTATCGTGACGCCATCACGCTCCTCCTTGGCGTGATAGGCATCGAGCGCCTCAAGTCCATCAGCGCATCCAGACTCATTGATTGAGATGCGAGGGAACGCATCGTTGGCAAGATTGATGCCATCCCATACCGAGAGTTGCCTCGGCACAGGGCAGACGCCGGTCAACCCGCTGCGACCGAGCGCCTCCTGCCAGAGTCCTCCGACTTCCGCTGCGGCGTCATGCGGGATGAAGTGACCACCGTAGCCGTACTGGCGATCCTTGAGCCGTGCAGCCCAGTCTGCGGGCGTAGCGCACTCATCGGACCCAGAGAGCGCCTCGATGTAATTGATGCGGTCACCGACCATCTGCCAGACCCACACCTTCTGGTTCAGCGGAGCGCCCACATCCCAGCTTGTGTAGACCGGCAGTTCTTTGAACCAGAGGATGTCGTTGGTCACCCGCTTCTCAGCGCGGGCCTTTTCGAGGTTCCTCACATAGATCGCACCCGGACGTCCCACATTGAAACTGCACTCGTACTCTTGCTGGTAGGCATTCTCGGTCGTGCCTTTTCTAATGTCATCGAGTTCGGCAGCAGGAATGATCCCCGACTCGCTCGCACGTTGCATGAGGGAGAACCACTCGGTGTCCGCGCAGGCGCGATTCCATTGCTTCCAGAAGAGATTCCTGCCCTTCGGCGTGCCGACCCATGTCGCCCATCCATTGTAGTCGGTGAGCGTTGGCCGGATGACATTGTCCCATGCCGCTGGATCGAGATCAGCGGCCTCGTCCATCACCACGCCATCGAGGTAGATGCCGCGCAGGCGCTCAAACGCTTCGCCAGAGTAGAGTCGGATGGTCGCGCCATTGTGAAAGGTGATCGCCAAATCCGCCTTGTTCACCACCACGCCGGGGATTTGAGAAGTGAATTGGACGAGGTATTTCCACGCGATGTCCTTGGCCTGCTCGCGGGTCGGAGCCACATAGGCATATCGGAGCGGTGGCCCGCTGCGCTTATGCTGGAGCGCCTTCACGATGAGGTCTTGGATGCAAACGAAGCTCTTGCCAGCGCGGCGATGCAAGACCATCACGGCCCAGCGTTGCGTTCGGTGCAGATAGCTCGCGAGTTGCGGTCGCGGGACGATGGAGATGTTAATTTTGGCCACCGATGGTGAGGTTGATTTCCAACGCTCCGACGATGTCTAGCTTTTCCGGCTCATTCCATCCCATCGCCTTCGCGAGCATCTCACCGTATTTCGCGCAGGTTGAGGATTCCGGTGGCATTTCCATGAACCGCTCGCGGAGTGTTTCAAGGTATGTCTCTCGCTTGTAGGTCATCTTCGATTCCACCTTGGCGCGGAGTTCTTCCACTCTCTTAGTGATATCAACATTTTTCAACAATCGCTCACCTCCCTGTCCTGCTCCATTTTCGGAGTAACCGGCTTTGAGATAGGCTTGCGTGATTGAGAGACCGCTCGCATATGCTTGGCAGAACGCTTCTTGTTTGGGGTTGATCTTCATGTTCATTCGGTATCAGTCGAAACTTGTCTTGACAAGAACGGAGTTCCCCCTTTTATAATCCCCACAGCTTCGCGTATTTCAATGGTCGTCATTTCTTGCGCTTTGGTTTTGACTTTGACTTGGCGGAACGTGATTTCGATGGTTTCCGGGTCGTCGTCTTCGATGAGTTTGGCGTAGCGCAACTGGTCGATGAGAGGCTTGCAACCGCCCGCATAATTATCGGCATCGAGGAGCCGCACGGCATTGCGCGTAATGATGAGAGAAGTGCGAGGCGTGCGCGTTTTTTCTCCTTTTGGAGGAGGGTCCAGTGCTGGCCGAGCAGCCGGTTGAGGCTTGGGGTTGTGTAGCCCGGCAGTTGAAGAGTGAGAGTATGAGCCATCTGGGTTTGGTTTGTAGCCGAGCTTTTCGAGTTGGTCATGTGTCCAGTTCACTGCGCCTCCCAAGGAAACGCGCACCCCGCTTTGTTTTTGCCACTGCTGGCGTAATACGATGAGCGGAAACTATGCGCTGCCTCCCTCGCCTCGTCTCGCTCACGCTCAAGCTGTCTTGCGTGCCGCCATATAACCGGATGAGAGAACTTTGCCGCACTTCCAAGTTCATTTTCAAGATGATCTGTTTCTGGTGTATTCATAATTTAAAATAAAAATTCTTTGCGGCGACGAGCGGCTTCGATTTTGCGGCGTTCCGGCGTTGATTGCCAAAAGCGTTTGCAGGCGGCGTCAATGTCGCCCTCCAGTTTCGCCCACCACCTGTCCGCCCGGTCGGAGCCGCAGGATTCTGTCCCTGCGGCCCCTTGGCAGACGATATCCCGATTAGAACGAGATTTCTTCTTCATTGCGGGCGATTTTGAGGCGTTTGTTAAGGGTGGCGATGCGGGATTGATCGAGGGGTTCCACTGCACCTTCCAGCGGGTTCAGCCACTTGATCTTGAATCTGGCCTCTCCGTTGTATTCCTCGGCCTCGATTGTGAGGCGGCACTGCTTACCGATGAACGGAGACTTGCCAGAAGAGAGCGAGTTGATATCCCAATCGTTTCCGAATGCTTCATCCAGCGTGTCGCAGGTCCGTTTCACCGCCTTCTCCGATAGCCATCCCTGCCAGACGATTTCGCGTCCATGCTGGTCGCTGGCCGGATCGTCAATGAGGAGCGGGAGACGGATGAAATCCGTGCCGGTTTTCGTCTTGCCGAGCCATCCGTTGCCGGGTTGCTTCACCTTGGCAATGAATTTGCCTGCCGAGGTGACGTATTTACTTTGTTCTGCTAGTTCGTGTGTTGTCATGTTGTTTGGTTGTTTATGTTGGGGAGATTGGTATCAGTCAAAACTTTGTTATTTCGCGATAAAAGGTCTTCTTTGTCGTTGTAAATGGATTCTATGTGAGAAACCCATGTCCATCCTTTCCAAGTTCCCGAAATGCGTTTTCGAGTTTCAGACGGGCGAAGCATTCCAATGCCGCGCAATGCCTTTACTGGTACATCGTCTGGATGGAATAGATGTTGGTGCTGTCGAATAAACTCCGCCAAATTCACAAAATAAAATGTTACATTAGATGGGCTTCGGATGTGCCATTTTCTACCAGCATGATGCTTTATTCCTTTTTGGCATTTTTTACTTTGAGCCAATGCTTTTCGCATTTTTTTAAACGCTTCGGCAGCAAGTGGACTCTCTTTTAGTGATTGGCGGGCGCGTTCCCTTACTTCTGGTCGCTGAAGTAATTTAGCATTTTGCTTAGCGGACGCTTTGTGTTTTTCAGATTTTTGTTTTGCAGCCGTGCATTTTTCGCGCATTTCTTTTGTTTGAAAGTGCTTTCCATTGTGCGTCTCTTTGAATAATTTTGACGCTTTTCTGTTTGCAATGTTCTTTGCAGCCAAAACTGGATCAGTCCAAAACCTTTTAGCGTTCGCAATAGCCGCTTTTAATGAATTTTGGTTAGTTTTCTTCGCCTTCATATCGTCACAATATTCGTAAACTCCGATAACCGCCGGAGGATCGGCTCGCCCCTGTCGGACGAGAGCATTTTTCTGAGGTCACCCTTGACGGCATTCGCCGTCCAGATGATGGGCAGTTCGTGGGAGGATCGGTGTTCAAGGAGGTCGAAGAGTTCCAACTCGCTGCGCTCGGTCATCTTCTGCTTACCGAGGTCATCGAGGAGCAGCACTTTGGTGCGGCGGCAGCGGGTGAGCGTGTCCTCGGCCAGCGCCTTGGATTGGTTGTCGTCATGCCACTGGTCGGCGCAGGCTTTAGCGAATGCCGTTGAGGTTATCCCGAAGACGCGCAGCCCGCTGAAATGCAGTCGCTTGAGCAGTATCCATGCCGCTCTGGTCTTACCGCAGCCCGCAGGGCCGATGAGTCCCATTCCGACTGGATTATACTGCCATGCCTCGCATTCGCGCAGGAAGGTGCTTGGAATGCGTCCGAGGTCGCTTTGGCGGTAGAGTGGTGGACAGAGGGCATTGAATGCCTCCTGCCGCCTCTCCTGCTCTTCTGCGGCCTGCTCCTCGCGGAGCTTCTCGGAATGCCGAGCGAGGCAGTCCTCGCACAGCACTCGGAGGTTCGGGAAGTAGCGTGACACGTTCTCATCTGGTAGCGGGACCGACTCGAAACATTCCTCGCTCGCACAGGGTTGGTAGGTCATTACCATTGCTCTACCTCCTCGACCTTGGCAGGGGCCAATGCCGGTTCCACCTTGTTGAGCCAGCCGATGACAAACATCCGGGTCTTCTTGCGTCCGGGGCGGGCGAGAAGCCATGCATCCATTTTGCGGCTTTCCGCATCCACATCGACATTCGGGTAGTGCCTCCGCATTTCAGCCCAGAACTCCTCATCGAGGAGATAGGATTTTTTCGGAGCGCCTACTTCTACTTTAGTAGAAGTATTAGAAGATGAAGATGAAGAAGAAGAAGAAGGGGTTGGCTTTTGCTTAACCTCGTTGGATAAGCAAACGCTAACCTTATGGTTATCCTTCAAGGTTGGGTTGCCTCCGAGGTGACCACACGCAGCCCTCTTATTACGAAGCTCTTCGTCCCGAATCATCCGGCGCGAAAAGATCACACCCTCCTCGTCGGTCTCGAAAACGCCAGCCTCGGCGAGTTCTGCCAGACACCCTTCCGTTTCCTGCAAGGTTAGCCCGCACATACGAGCAAGGTTGGGAGCAAGGATAACCTTATGGTTAACCTTGAGGTAACCATAGGGTGAACCTTCATGCATGAAGCAAAGGATATCCATCCAGAGTCCGCGAGCCGCCGCGCTACAGGACCGCAGCCCTGTGTCGCGCAGCCAGTCTCCGGGGTAGAATTGAAATGCTGGGCGCTTAGTCATTGGAGTTCCTCCCAAAGAGTTCTAAAGGCTCGTTCTGCTGTTGCTGGCACGACTCCGTTTCCCAGCAGTCGGAGTTCGTCTGTACGATTGTCACAGGAGACTTGCAAGACGGCATAGTCCATCCTATCGGAAGTCCCATCAAAGTCTCGACCCAACGCGGGTTCAATTTGCCCGTTGCTTTCCCGCAATGCCCCGCAATCTCCTCCTCCAGATTCGACTTGTTCCTGTTGGCTAGATGATCCCTGTTGTCCTCTGTGATCTCTGGGTGTACCTTGTTTGCTCTCGGCGTTGCCCACTGATGCACTTCCTCCCTCAGATTCTTGCAACCCCCTTTCAGCTTTGCTCTCGCTAGTGCCTCCGCTGATCTGGGTGGGAGCGTGTCCATGCATGATGGTGTTCCCCACGCCTTTTTTTCTTCCGTGTGCATCACTTGCGAAGGCAATGGAAGGTGCAGATTCACACCCTTCGCCTTCTGTTCCTCTGCTCTCTCTGTCCACTTCGATAACGGTTCCGCATCCTTGAAATCCCTCTGTTGTGGAGTTGCCCACGACTCTTGGCGGCTCCCATCCGTGCTGGGGTTGACCGGGGCGGGAAGGCCATGGAGTTCCGCAACTTGATTGGCCAGCGGTTCCTTGCCGCGATACGTCCCAGCTCCAACATTGCGCGGCGTGTGAGTTCTCGGATGAGACTCTGGCGTGCTCCAATTCGCGGCCTCCTGTGTCACCACCGCAGTCGTCAGCCAAATCTGTGTTCCCTTGGCTGATCCATCTCGATAGCGATTCGCTTTCTCCTCGCTCGCTTGAACGGTAGGCCAAGATAAACACTCTTTTGCGTTGGTGAGGCGCACCCGCATCGACCGACGCACTGAATATTCCCCACGACACCGAGTAACCCATTTGTTCCAGTTCTCCAACGACTTCTCGGAGTCCGAGACTGATGTGGCCTTCGACGTTTTCAAAGTAGCACATTCTTGGTTGAAGAAGTCGAATTCCGTCTGCGATCCAAGGCCAGAGGTGGCGAGGGTCTTCTTTTCCTGCTCGTTTTCCTGCGGCAGAGAACGGCTGGCACGGG